AGTAGTACACCGGGCTTCTGTTGATATCTACTTGTAGTATCTGAAAAATATGGCGATTGTTAAAGCGACACTAGCGGTTCTCGTTAGCGCGGCAATAGTTGTTGGGCTAACGTTTACCATCTATGGCGGTATCAAAGATACCAAAATTGCGGAATTGGGGATCTATGTCATCTACCTATCCCTATCTATAGGGTTGGGAATGAAGGCCCTTCAGATCTTCTACTTCAAAACACCGGACAATAAGAACCTTATGGAAGACATGTGCAGAGAGAGTGAAGACCTGTCAAAGGATGATGGACTACCTACTGACACAATAGACATGCTAGATGATGTCAAGGTTATCAGGAGTCAAAATTCATTGACCATGGTCAAGAGATCGGCTGCTGGTCTTGCACTACTCGACATGGGCAATAGGGTTCAGGCTATGATCATTGAAGGAAACAGGAATTGTTGCAAGGTTATTAGCACTTTGTCAAACACAAAGCTCTGTAAAATCACAACTAGTGGCTTGGGAGAGTGCTTTAACACAAAGCCAGGCGACACTACACGAATGGATGATGAAGGCATGGTAACAGTTGGTGGCAAGTTCTTCTGTGCAAGGGATGATGAGTGCAAGGTAGTTGAAGTTGCTGCGATGGATTATATGGCGACTCTACTGAAGTTCATCATAATCACATTTTTGATTGGCGTTTCTGTTAGGTTGACTGTCAAGATGTATGGCATCATAGTCAGCAAGAAAAAAGTGATAAGGAAGGATGAAGAAACAGGAGATGTGGTTGAGGTTGAAGCATTTAACTATCTGTCAATCTGGAAGGCTCTCGTCATAATAACGCTGTGGGTTGGTTCAGCCACGCTCCTCTATGGGCTGGGCAGGATGACCAGCATTAAGATGAATACTGAAGCATTCAGTATAAATCCTAAGGACAAAGTCACCATCCATGGGCTTACAGAATACCAGGCAAGCCAGTTCAATGCAGAAGAGTACATCAATTCAAGGAACTGGGACTGTAAGCTGAACATTGAGAAGTATGCACTAGAAGGCATTACTGAAACAAAGTGTGTTGAGGCACTTTATAACTCCAGGAAGAGGCGAGACACTGGTGCATCAGGTCAGGGAGAGGAACTGAGCAATGTGACAACACTACGGACAGGGGGTGAATTAGAGGAAGATGTAGTCAGCGAGGGAGGTAGAGTTTACAAAGTAATTGATGGTGTTACTTACGTGAAAACAATTGTGTCAAACACGACAACTGGGCTGAATTATGGAGGGCATAAATATGGAGTCAACCTGAACAATGTTGATCCTAGATGCCTGAGCCAAAGGGTCATTGAGGATAAGGTAATTAATGGAATATCAAGATGTTATAAAAAATGCGAACACGTTGCTGGAGTTGAAGTCTGCACTATTGAATACAGCAATATCAACGTAAGAGCAAAGAGGGCTTCAGTTCCTCCAACAACAGCTTATGAATTTGCTATGGGTGAAGCTAGGGTAGAAGTAGATAAGCCACTTGGCAACTCATACACGGTTCAGCTGTTTTCAGGTTTTTACACTGGATGGTCTGACCATGACATAACTGATCCACTATTTGAGGGTGGAATTATCAAGTCATTTGAAGCAGATGGATCAGAAAAGGGAACAAGCAAGGACTGTGGGTACAGCGGATCTTCCCCTAAGATGGGATTCATATGCACTCACAAGAGGAGGGAAATGATCACATGCCATAAAGGTTATTATGGCAAAGGTAGAGAAGGTGCAACGGAATTTGAGTGCATAAGGTATGATGAGCCAACAGCAAATGCTAACATGCCTACATTTTTGAATCCATACATCAATACTGATCACATAATAAGAACAGGTGGCCTAGCTAAGATTGAGCATGACATGCCTTTGGATTCAAGTTTCAGAATAGACAACCAAAACTATGACATCAAAGGCAAGATCAGTTACTTTGAATCCAGTCAGGATTCTGATCAGGTTTCTGGCCAAGACAAGTATTTTATTTACTCTGCTATAGTTGTTGCTCAAATCTCAGCACCTGATGCAGGTTCATTGCAATACTTTGCACATTACTATGCTAAGCTAATGCAGAACAATGCAGCTGGACCAGCAACTGACCTGTTCAAACTGCAGCCTTATACCTTATTCAGAGCAAGGCAAGAAGACATCGAAGCACCAGATTTTAGCTTAGAATTCCTCTACAGACCAAAGAAAAGCTCTGTGAACTGCAAATCAGGGTGGCAAGATAGAGTACAGTACAGCTTTGTTTATAAAACAGATGTGATGAACAGCAGAGGGCAAAGTTACAATGAAATGTGTGCTGTCTCAACTCAGGCATGTTCTTCAACATTCTCTAGGCTCACAGGGCAGACCACAATGGATGTGGTTATACCTGTCTATTATGCCATTCGCATGTACGGCCCTGCCAAAGCAAATGTCAAGATATTCAACAAGATTGTTGATACTATCACGCTTACCAATGGCATGACGGATTGCCTAGATTGCCTGAAAGTGAGAGGTGAATGGTACAAACCAGATTTTTCATCAGTGTCAACAGATGTAACAGTTACTGGTTACCCACTAACCCACATGACTGGCTTGTTCTCACCTAGGAGCACTGAAGGGTGTCAAGCAGTTGAGATATTTTGGTTTTACTTAGCTCACCCCAAGATGGGTGCTGCACTCTACCTTGCAAAAGTGTCTGCAACTGCTGATATAGGAAAGTATAGCACAAAAGGGAAATGTGTGCAGTTATCCCATGACAAAGACGGTGCACTAAAATGTGATGGATCACATGCTCTGACCATTCCAATTGTGAAGTACACCACATTCTACACCAAAGAGTCAAAGGTATCCAAATGCCACATGCAAGATAATCATCTAGTCTGCAAATCACAAGGAACTACTGAGTACCATGAGTGCACTAGACATATAGATTCTATGGAACCATTCAAGTGCAGCAAGAAGCAAGTTGGTAATATGACTCAAGAAATCAAGCCAAATACGCAGAACTTTGTAAGGTACAACAACGAAGTCATAGTCGTCTCCAGAGGCAGCCATATTGATGAAGACAAACTATTTAGTGGCCTAATTGACATTGGTCATAGATGTGTTTGGTGCTTAATCATTGTGCTTGCATCGGCAGGATATGGATTCGTGGTTGCATTACTGTTGGTTACTGCCATCATATTGGGATATATCAATGCTTACAATATCAAAGGATTCTTCAGGTGGGTTAACCTGCTGGGCCCATTGCCCAAATGTGATAACTGTGGGTTTAAGGTTGAAACTGAAGAAGAGATGCAAAGGCATAATTCATTCTGCGCATGGAATATATGTCCATACTGTGCCAGGAGAGTTGAAAAGAAGGACGGACCAAAGAGGATATACAGGAGGAAATATGGTTCATCGAAGGCATTAAAGGCACATATAGAAAGAGCACACATGGCACAAAAAAGGAACAAGGTGCTAGCTTTCTTCAAAATTAGGAGGATGTCTATAATTGCCTTCATTTACGTAGAATGGTTAACACTCAATAGAGTGAATGCACAAACCATTAATCATAGGACTGGCTTGCGCTCAAACAACACTGGCCATGTGTATAATGTTGATGAAAGGCTGTTTGAGTGCTCAGATAAATGGTGTGAGATGTCGGGGTCTGTAACTATGGATTTACCAATCACGCCTGGTGTCAAGTTTGTATTACAAACCATTAAATCCGGTCAAACTTACAGTAGGAACATGGAAGTGACACAAGCCAGCATACGTTCTTCATGTACTTATGACTACAGTTCCATGAGCTTTGAAGAAGGCATTCATAAGACAACTGTTAAGTGCACAGACACTGTGAACTGCAACAAGTTCGGTAGGAAAGACCTGTTTACACCCTTGGGCACTGGCAAAGAAGACAAGTATGTCCCATTTGATACCAGTAACCCACTGAAAGAATACTATTGCCCAACCAGCTTCACTTGCAGGAGCCCTGCAGTTGGATTTACATGGCTTGCTGCTGGGTGTGTGTCTATTAACACGGGGATAGCGATTGGTTACAAAACACTGCTACCATTGCCTACAGAGGATATCATATCAGTGTTCACATGTAAGATATCCAGCATTGATTACAAAATGTGTGATGGTAGTGAGTGTAGCGAGGTGACATCAGAATCTGAAAAGATCACCAATGGTTCGATCAGATTCCCAATTATACCAACACCTTTATTTAGCACATTTAGAGTGGGCGCAGTGGCTAAGCAAGGTGAAACGAAGCCAAGAATGCTGCTAATGGACCCACCATCTGGATCACAAGTATCTAGGTTTGGTTACTATCAGTTTAAGGCATATTCAATACCACAAGCATCAACGTGTTTAGAAGGCATGGTTGCAGCACCTGTGCCTTGCTCCATTGTGGACGAAGGCCTTCATCCGGCCACTGAGTGTCCTAGGCAAGGTTACGTTATCAACTTCCATGAGCTGCTAAAAGATGAAAAGCCGCTCACAGATGCAATCAACTGCAATATGGAAGAAACAACTCTGAAATGGGACACAAAGGTTATTGAACGAAAAGTGGTTGTTAATGGCAAGTCATATGAGGATTCACAGACCATTGCCACTCCAAGCATGACTTTAAGCCTCAAGTCATGTAATTTTGGATCTAGGCAGGTCTTCTTAGACAACAATGACAAGATAAGGCTGAGGGCACATGATTTTAAGGGCACAGTGAACAGTGTGAAGTGTTCTGGCAACTACAATAGGAACCACAAGGTGATGCTTGACTTTGATCTAGATATTGTGTCACCAGGGATGATGCATGTTAGGTGTGGTGATGGGTCAAGTGATGCATGTTACGTCAACACTGAAACCACAAATAAGTGCAACTTGACCATGATATTGCCCGGGAAGTACACATGTGTGTACAATGACAAAAGCTTCACAGCAGACTGCACCAATTTAACCATGAGCCAACCAGATCTAGCATCTGGTACCATAATATCAGGCACTGGTTCAGGCCAGCTGGACTCATGGGTATCCGGATTTTCATTAACATTGTCAACACCATGGGGTATTGCCGCCTTAACCGTTGGTTCATGCCTAACAGTATTTTTCATCATACTGTTTTCTTGGCTTTGGTACTCTAGAAGAACCATGGATACCTCAATAAAGTCTATGAGAACTAGGCCTTTTATGAGGAACAGTGCTTATGAAGCCATTGAGTCATCCAAATACAAGCAGAAAGTGTATTAGGAGTGACGGAGTAGCACAGTGCCGTGTTTTGCATTAATGGAGTGAGGGGAAATGAGTGGTGCCGCAAGGCAATAGGGGGACTGGGGGGGAAACGACATCACTGCAGCGTTGTTTTTTAACCACAGAACTGCTTTGTGCCATTATTAAATCTTCTTGTTGCTTCCCAGCTATAAGAATAACTGCGAGTGTTAAGCCCGGTATACTACT